CACGCCCTGCCAAGCCATCACGAAGTCCTTGCCGCGCACCAAGCCCTCCTTGGTCGGGTTGTTGCCCGTGGCGTGCGAACGCTTGCCCTTGCGCGTCAGCGGGATGTAGTTGGGGCCGCTGGTCTCAAACCCAAGCTCGTGGAAGATGGCGTGCAGCGGGCCGTACAGGATGATGGAAACGCCGTTGCCGCTCGTCTGTCCCTTGGCGTTGACTTCTCGCATCATCTGCCCGGTGTCGCGCAGGGGCTTCCCGCCAGCGCGGTAGGACTCGCCCGTCACGAGGTATTCCGTGACCGTAGTGGGCTTCGCCACGGTCTTGCCGTTCTTCATCTTGCGCTGCCGCACCACGACCACCGTCCGCGTGGCCTTAATGGCCGCGGAGTCCTTCGGCTTGCTCGTGGTCCAGTATTCGCCCTTCACGGCCGCCAAGGGCTGCAAGGCCGTTTCCCCGCCGCTCTCGTCCCGGCCGCGGCTCGTTGCAATGTGCTGCTTGGCGTAGCGGCCTACGAGGGTGGCGATACCGTTGACCACCGCGGGGTCGCGCAGCGCCTTGGCAACGCGCTTGCCCCAGTCGGAAGCCATTAGCCGCCTCGGTAGATGTTCGGGGCGCGAGGACGGAAGAACGCGCTGCTGCTCACGTTGTTGTACCAGGCGAGGTTGTTGATCGGCACAACGGCCACCTCACATACGCCGGCATCGGCGGCCTTGGCAACCGCTCCGAAGATCATCTTGCCGTCCCGCAACGCCTCAAGCATGGCACGGGCCTGGGTCACCCGCGCCTCCACGGCAGGGGTGATCTTCATGGCGCGGCGCTGGAACAGCATCTCGGTCGCTAGGTCCACCGTAAGCATCACGAGGAGGCCGTCATTGGCGGCCGCCAGCGTGTTCAGATCGGTGTCCGTGTAGATGTTCCCCACGCGGGCATACGCCTGCACCACGCTGCTAGCGCGTTGCAGGATGGTGTCCACGAGGCAGTTCGCGCCAGGGTTGTTGCTGCCCGTATCGCTTGAGAGCTGCGCGATGATGTTGGCATCAAGCGATGACTCAAGTTCCGCATAGCCGGCGTACTGTGGCATGGTGTCCCCTTATGCGAACACGGGGGGGCAGGAATCGAAACTCCTGCCCCCCCATGACTGTGGCTAGCGAACGTCAGCTCGTGACATCAGCAACCAGCACGCCGGACACCGGGGCAACCAGTTCCGAGGTGCTGTTGTCGATCACGCGGCCTTCGATGCGACGATCACGCGGATCATCCCAGTTCTCAACCGTCATGTCCTCGAAGGCGAAGATCTGACAGGTGGAGAACGAGGTGGAACCTTCCACGCCAACCAGGCCACCCGGACGGCTCACGAACACGGCCGAGTTGCCGTAGACGAAGGAGCGGGTGGTGCTAGCAGCACCCTTGCGGGTGGTGACCTTCACGCTGTCATCGACCACGACCTGCACGCCGAACAGGTTCGGCGGGAGGCCGTACTTGGCGAACGTGTCATTACCCTGGAGGAAGGGGAGAGCAGCCGGGTAGTTCTTGACGTAGTCACGAACTTCGATGGTCTGCGAGAGCGCGTTGGCAATCGTGGGCGAGATCACCATCATGATGTCGGTTTCGCCACGCACCGCGCCGCCCGTGGCGAGCGAGATGCGCTGAAGGGCGGTCTGAATGCCCTTCTGAATGATGTTGGTCGAAGATCCGGTCCATGCACCGCCCGAGATCGCATTTCCGGTCGCGTAGTAGTTGCCCGCGGCCGTAAACGCGGTAACCGCCGCGCTGCCCGTCAGGGCGGTCGCGGTACGCATGGAGCGGGCCGTCATGGCGAGCTGCGCCTTCGCACGAGCGTGCTGGGCAACAACGTCCCACGCGGCCTGCTTCACGGTCTCGTTCGGGATGTAGAACGGGTAGGCGTAGCGGGCAGCGGTGAACGACACGAAGTCGTGCTGGTTCATCTTGCCGACCGGGCGGTCATTGCCCAGGGGCCAAGCGAACTCGTTCACATCAGTCACGCGGACGTTGTCGTCCGAGTCAAGACGGAGGTAGTAGCCCGTCATCTGCTGGGTGGGAACGATCTGCGCGTACTTCGTGATGGGGAAGGTGTTCACCGCACGGGTGAATTCAACCTGGAGAGCGCCCGTTGCGAGGGCATTGGTGGAGGGGACGAACGTATTCAGTCCGCCACCGACGGTCACATAACTCATGGTAAGACCTCCTTAAGGTCAGGGAATCAGAGCGCCTTGGTGGCGGGGAGACGGTAAGCCCAAAAGATGGTGCTGGCCGCAGCATCTTCAAGAGCAACGAAGAGCGGAACATTGCCCGAGCCAGCAGCGGTGATCGCCACGCCTGCGGTCGAAGCAATGAGGCCGAGGCCAGCGGTAACGGCGCTTCCGCCGCACTTGAGCTGCACGCAGTTGGACGGCTGGAGGCTGATCGGGTCGCCCGAAGCCGCGTGGAGCGCGGAGTCGAAACGCTTGGTCGAACCGTCAGCAACGCCGACAACGTAGTCAGCAGCAGCGGTGGAAGCAAGGCCCGTGAATGCCGTGGTGGACATCTTCACGATGGCGTAGGGGTTGATGTCGCCGCCTGCAACGAGATTGGGGGAGAACTGAAGCATTTCTGTAGTGTCCTTCTGCGATTAACGCTTGATGCGGGAATTGATGGCCTTGGCGAACTCTTCCGGCTTGCCGGCGAATTCCTTGACCAACTGGGAGATGTCGCCACCGCTGACGGTCTTCGGCATGGCCGCACGGCTCATGTCAATCTTCGCACCGATGGGATCACGGGAGAACAGGGAGCGCCAAGACTCAAGCAGGGCAACCGGATCGCGGCTGGCCTGGAGCTGGGTCATCAGGTTGTCGCGCTGCGACTCGGGGATGCGGTAGCCGTCCTGCTCGAGGATGTCGATCTCGCGGGAGAACTTCTCGCGGCGAATCTCGGCCTCAAGGCGCTCCATGCGGGACTTCAGGCGGGCGTTCTCCGAACGCAGCGAGTAGGTCGAACGGGCAGCGACCACGGGCATGGCCTCTTCTTCTTCCTCTTCCTCGGGAGCCTCAACGTCATGGCTGCCGATGTCGATGTGAACGCCTTCGTCGCCTTCATTGGCCTGGAATTCCATGTCTTCCATGTCCTCGGCGGACATTTCGTCCTTCTCGTCCTCGGACTCGTCCTCACCGAACTTCTTCTTCATCATGTCAGCGAGTTCGCCGATGGCGCACTTCATCGCCTCCAGCTCTTCGCGGTAATCGTTGGATGCCATTGAGGCTTCCTCCTTGGTGGTCGCCGGGACAAAGGTGTTGAGTCCGCCTCCGACCCCGGCGAGGTCGAAGTTTGACTTGGAACAAGTGATCTTCTTTCCCTCGCGGGCGAAGTGGGTATCGGGCAACGGCCGGCGCGGGGTCTCGCGGCCCAGCAGGGCCACTTCCGACAGGTGGTTCGATTCAGCCCAAATCTCTGCCGACCGACGCGGGAACGCGTTGGTTGCAATGAGGCTGTCGAAGATGGGCTTGTTCACCTCCATGTCTCCCACAATGTAACCGATGCCATTGCGTTCTTCGTAATTGATCGAAGGAATTCTTCCCACGGCGCTCTTCGGTTCGTCCCCGTTCTTCTCGTGCATGACCACGACCTGGGGGAAGGAGCCACGCGCCATGTGGGCGCGGGTGGCGCGGACAATGGACTTCAGGCGCTCGTTGTTGAACCGCTTCAGCTCCGGGTCAGCCTCGCCATCGTCGATGGCCGGGTCGAACGCCATGAACAGCTCCACACGCTCAATCTTGATCTTCTCGCCGTCATCCTTCACGCTGTGCGATGCCTTGCTATTCACGGTCTTGTCCTCCTTGCGGTCAAGTTCCTTGCTCTTGCGGTCGGCCCACGCCTTGCCGGCATCGCCGCCCCACAGAAGCCACGCGATATACCCGGCAGAATCCTTGCCCCAGCCCTCGCCCTTCTTGTCCACCTCGTGGCGGGCGAAGTAGGAGTTCATCCGGCGCACCGTATCCGGGGACAGGTTCTTGCGGTTCTTGATGTCCCGCGCCCGCGCCACGCCGATTTCCGTGCCACCCCTGCCATGCTTTTCCCGCAGCTCAAGGCCACGGGCAGCATTGGATGCCATTTCGGTGGTTGGCTTCAGGTCAATGTCGCTCATTGGGCTGCGATCAACGAGGTAACTAGAGCCTGCGTGATGGTTTCATACCCATCCGTTGCCGTCGTGACGGTCGCAGGCGGGATGGCGACCTTGGTGAGATGCGCCTGCCCACCGCTGTCGTACATCGAGTACCGGAGCATGGTCAGCCCAGGAAGCGCGGCGGCAATGTCAAACACCGCAAGGTTGTATGCCGTGCCGTTTGCCTGCGCGTAACTGTTCGCAGCCGTGGCGACGGCGGCGCGGTTTGCCGTCCATGTCACGCCAACGTCGGTAGTCGGGTGCGTGACGGTGAACACGAAAGCAAGGTTCGCTGGCGTGCCTCCAGTCGAAATCCAACGCGCCGTGATTCTGTCGATGATCCGCTGCGCTCCGGCCTGCCAAGTCACGCCCGTTTCCGACCCGTTGATTCCGCTGTTGCAGAACACCAGCGCACGACCGCTTCCGCCCCCGGCAATCTGACGCTCTCGAATTTCCTTGAGGTACGCATCAAGCATTTTGTCGCAGTCCTCAACCTTCTCCGCAACTTGCGTGGTGCTTAAACCGCCGAAGTAGTTGAGGCAGTTGACGGCGTAACCCTTGAAGTTCGGGCGGATGACGCTCTGCCAAAGGCACGCGAACGGCCCGTTCGCCTGGTCTGCTGTTGTTGCGCTATTTGCGCCATCCCAAGTGAATGCGACTCGAGTCGGGTTGCTGCCGACAGCCGCAAGGGTAAACGATGAGATGTTAAACGCCTTCGTAGCGTAGCCGTAGCCGCCGCCTGTAGATGTGGTGGAGGAATCACGCAGAAGTGCGCCCGTGGTTGCGAGGTAGAACGCATACGGCTTGAACGAGCCAGCCGTGGGGAACGTGCCGTAGACGATGCGGTACT